GATCGGCCGCGCCCTGATCGAGCGCCGCTCGACGCTCAAGCAGCCCGACCAGCTCCTCGTCGACGCGCTCACCGGCGGCACCACCTACGCCGGCCCGACCGTCTCCTCGCAGACCGCGCTCGGCCACGTCGACGTCTTCGCCTGCGTCCGCGTGCTCGCGCAGAGCGCCGGGTCGCTGCCGCTGATCGTCTACCGCCACACCGCGGGCGGCCGGGAGCGCGCCGACGACGCTCGCATCGCGCGCGTGCTCGCCGCGCCGATGCCGGGCGTCACGCAGGGAGGCCTCGTCGCCAGCGCGATGGCGCACCTCCAGCTCTGGGGGAACGCGTACGTCGCGAAGTACCGCGACGCGTCCGGGCAGGTCTCCCAGCTCGGCCTGCTCGACCCGTCCCAGATGACCGTGCAGGTCCACGGCGGCGAGCCGATCTACCGCTACGCGCGGATCGAGGGCGACCTCACGCGGCGCGACATCCTGCACATCAAGGGCTTCTCCGTCGACGGCGTCTACGGCGTCTCGCCGATCGGCCAGGCGCGCCAGACGCTCGGCCTCGGGCTCGCGCTCGAGGAGCACGCGGCGCGCTTCTTCTCGAACGGCGCGCACCCGTCGGGCGTGATCCAGATGCCGTCCTCGCCGACGCCCGAGCAGGTCAAGCTGTTCCGCGAGAGCTGGGACGCGATGCACGGCGGCACGAGCCGCGCGCACCGCCCGGCCATCCTCACCGGCGGCGCGTCCTGGCAGCCGATCGGGATGCCGCCCGAGGACGCCCAGTTCGTCGAGCAGCGCAAGCTCTCCACGACGCAGGTCTGCCGCGTCTTCGGCGTCTACCCCTGGATGATCTTCGGCGACTCGGGCGACTCGCTGACGTACGCGAACGTCGAGCAGCAGCAGATCGCGTTCGTGACGCACTCGCTGCGGCCGTGGCTCGTCACGATCGAGCAGGCCCTCGCGAGCGACGACGACCTCTTCGGCACGACCGCGACCAGCCTCTACCCGGAGTTCCTGATCGACGCGCTGCTGCGCGGCGACGCCGCGACGCGCGCCGCCGTCTACCAGGCCGCGACCGGCGGCAAGCCGTGGATGACGCGCAACGAGGTGCGCCGTGCCGAGAACCTCCCCGCGATCGACGGTGGCGACCAGCTCGACCCGCCCGACACGACCCCGGATCCGCCCTCGCCGGCGCCGTCCGCGGCTGCGGCGCGCGAGCTCGGCGAGCGGGAGGAGCGCATGGCTGGCGACGAGACGTGGGCGACGCGCGTCGCGGCCGCCGTGGTGCGCGCCTCCGGCGCCGTCGACCTCGAGCGCATGCAGGTCGCCGAGCGCATGGTCGCCGCAGCCGAGCGCGCCGCGACCGGCGCCGCGAGCGCGGCCGAGGCCGCGCAGACCGCGGCCGAGACGCGCGCCGAGGTCGTCGTGAACGTGCCCGAGACGATCGTGCAGGTCGACGCGCCCGTCGTCAACGTCACCACCCCAGCGCCCGTCGTGAACGTCACCACGCCGGCGCCCGTCGTGAACGTCCAGGTCGAGCAGCCGCAGAGCACGTCGAAGTCGTCGATCCAGTTCAAGCGCGACCCGGCCGGCCGCATCACCGGCGCCGAGATGACCGAAGAGGAGTAGCAGCCGATGGCCGGATCGAAGACCGACCTGCTCGAGAACGAGGTCATGCGCCTCATGACCGGGCAGACCCTCGCCACGCTCAGCTTCCCCATCACGCCCTGGCTCGCGCTCTTCTCGGTCGTGCCGACGGACGCCGCGGGCGGCACCGAGATCGTCACGAGCGGCCAGTCGCGCGTCAACGCGAGCGGCAAGTTCGCAGCACCGAGCGGCGGCTCGATCGTGACCAGCGCGGCGATCGACTTCCCGACCGTCACGGGCAGCGGCATCACGATCGTCGGCGTCGCGTGCTTCGACGCCTCGACCAGCGGCAACATGGTCTGGTGGTACGACGTCGCGAGCACGCCGATCTCGGTCGGCCAGTTCGCGCGCATCGTCAGCGGCACCGGCATCACGATCACGGAGGCGTGACGATGGACGTTCGCACCTACACCTACACGAGCGGCGTCGGCCTCGTGGAAGACGCTGACACGGCCGGCGCGCAGCCCGAGGACGGAACGCCCGAGTTCAACCTCTACCGGGGCGGACAGGAGGCGGCGATCGCGATCGGGGCGGCGCTGACGTGGAACGGCGGGAGCCGCCGGATCCGCGTGACGACCGACCCGCTGTCGGACACCCCGATCATCCCCGAGCTCGTCTGATGGCCACCCGTCGCTACCGCGCCCAGACGACCGCCGCGTTCAGCTACGCGGCGAACACGACGAAGACGCTCGTCCTCGTCGACGCGGCCGCCAGCCGCGAGGTCGCGATCACCGAGTACGGCGTGAGCGCGGACGGCGTCACCGGAGCGGCGCTCGCGCTGCTCGTCGAGATCGTCGCCGTGACGATGGCGACGTCGGGCACGAACACGTCGATGACGCCCGTGCAGACGCGCGGGAAGGTCGTCGCGTCGGCACACTCGGCGGCGCACTCGTACTCGGCCGAGCCGACCGTCGTGACCGTGCTGTCGGCGACCTACATGACGCCGAACCAGGCGACGCTGATCGTGCAGCTCCCCGTCGACGGGCTGATCGAGTCGAACCTCGGCGAGGGGATCGCGATCCGCGTCACGAACCCGACCTCGGGCACGACCGTCAACGTTCGCGGCTATTTGGAGTACGAGGAGCGGTAGTGCTGCTCGCGCGCGGATTCGGGACGGCGGCGACGGCGCCGGACGTGGCGTCCCTCTCCACGAACATCGCCGGGTCGTCGTCCACCGCGAAGACGGCGAAGTGGCCCGGGTCGGGAACGATCTTCCCGGGCGAGCTGATCGTCGCGTCCTGCACGTTCCTGCTCGTCAGCGGCGTCACCGTGAACAGCCTCTCCGACGACACCGGGATCACGTGGACCGTCGTCTCGCAGGCGCAGAGCGCGAGCGGCGGGTTCGCGGGGTGTGCGCTCGCGTGGGGGCGTGCCGTCGCGCCGATCACGCGCAGCAACGGGGCGTTCACGTTCACGTGGACGCTGTCGACCGCGGTGACCCAGTTCAACGCGCAGTTCTACCGCTGGAACACGGCGTACGTCGATGGTGGGATCACCGTCCAGCAGCACTCGTCCCCGGCGACCGGGTCGTCGACGGCGGTCGCGATCGCAAGCGCGAACACGCCGAACGTCGCAAGCACGCGCACGGCGACGGTGATGGCGGCGGCGTGGGACTCGGCGAACACCGGCACTGCCGGAGGTAGCCACACGGAGCGGTATGACGGCGCGGTCTCGACGGGGCGGTTCTACGGGGCGACGCGGCAGGACCTGGCGCCGAACACGGCGAGCGCGCCGGCGGCGACGATCGCGACGGCCGCGGCGAACTGGTCGGCGTGCGCGCTCGCGATGACCTACCAGACGCAGCGCAACCGCGGGCTGCGCGGATCGCGGAGCCGTGTCGCGGTGATGATGGCGGCGGCGAGGTAGCGGATGCCTCTCGGTAGGCGCCGATTCACGCGCGCGGCACTGGTTCGGCCGCCGCTCGACTTCACGTCGCCCGTCAACCTGCCCGACGGCACCGTCGCTGGGTCGAGCGCGATCACGGGCTCCGTCAGCGCCGTCGCCGCCACGTCGAACGTCGACCTGCCCGTCGGCACGGTCGTCGGCGCGAGCGTGATCAACGGCGCGCTCACCGTCGTCGTCCAGCTCCCCGCCGGCAGCGTCGCCGGGTCGAGCACGATCACCGGCACGATCGTCGCTGGCGCTCCCATCCCCGCGGGAAGCGTCGCCGCGTCGAGCACCATCACCGGCGGCCTCGTCGTCGGCGCGCCGCTGCCCGCCGGCAGCGTCGCCGCGTCGAGCACCATCACCGGCGGCCTCGTCGTCGGCGTACCGCTCCCCGCCGGCACCGTCGCCGGGTCGAGCACGATCAGCGGCGCCGTCAGCGCGACCGCCGCCGCCGTCAACCTCCCCGCCGGCACCGTCGCCGGCTCGAGCGTCATCACCGGCAGCGTCTTCTCCACGTTCGGCGCCGCGACCGGCGGCCACTGGTCGATCCCCGTCACCAAGCAGCGCAAGGGCCTCGGCGCGTTCGACGGCGACGAGGACGACGAGGCCGCCATCCTCACTGCACTTCTAACTCTCGCGTAGAGGTTCAGACTATGACGACTGTCACGCCAGCCGCCGAGCTGGAGCTCCGCCGCGCGCTCGCCGTCCCGCTCTCCGGGTTCGAGGTGCGCGACTCGGGCGCCGGGATGGACTCCGTGGTCACGATCCGCGGCCACGCCGCCGTCTTCGACAGGCTCAGCCACGACCTCGGCGGGTTCCGCGAGCGCATCACCCGCGGCGCGTTCGCGAGCGTCCTCGACCAGAACCCCGACGTCCACCTCGTCGTCGGGCACGACATGACCAAGCCGCTCGCGCGCACCGCCAACGGCACGCTCGAGCTGCGCGAAGACCCAATGGGCCTCCACATGTGGGCCCGCGTCTCCCTCGACACCACGCATGCGCGCGACGCCGTCGCCGACATGCGCAACGGCCTGGTCGACCAGGCCTCGTTCGCGTTCACCGTCGGCGACGACGAGTGGGCGCAGGAGCCGGACACCGGGATCGTCCGCACGATCCGCCAGGTCGCCGGCCTCTTCGACGTCTCGGTGGTCGCCCAGGGCGCCTACCCGCAGACGGACTCCTCCGTGGTGAGGAGCCTCCTCGACGCCGCGAAGGCGGCCGGTCGCCTCCCCGGAGGGGCCGCTCCGATCGTCGCGCCGGACGACCCGGCGGGCACGGCAAGCATCGTCGCGACGGACGACCCGTCGGGCGCTGCGACCAACCTCGACGAGTACCGCCACCGCCTCGCGCGGATGCGCGCCCGCCTCGTCTAGTCCGAAGACCAAGAAGGAGAACCAACCACCATGAGCGACATCGCTCACATCACCGCCATGCGCGAGGAGCGGTACAAGGCCGCCGAGCGCATGAAGGAGATCGTCCGCGACGCGGACACCGAGACGCGCAGCCTCACCGCCGAGGAGGCGCAGGAGTTCGACCGCCTCGAGGAGCGCGTCGACGCGCTCGAGGGCGACATCGCGCGCCGCGAGAAGGCCGCCGCCCTCCAGCCCCGCCCGAAGCTCCTCGAGCAGATCGGCGACGAGCTCCGCGAGTTCGACGGCGAGCGGCGCGAGCACGAGCAGCGCGGCGACGCCAAGAACTCGAAGGAGTACCGCTCCGCCTTCGAGAAGTACCTCCGCGGCGGCGTGCTCGACACCGCCGAGCGGCGCGACCTCTCCGTCGGCACGACCACCGCCGGCGGCTACTCCGTGCCGACGTCGATGGCGAACCAGATCGTCGAGTACGCCGTCATGGCCGGCACCGTCCGCAACCGCGCGACCGTGATCGTCACCGGCGGCGGCGAGCCGCTCAACGTGCCGCGCCTCACCGCGTTCGGCACCTCGGGCTGGCAGACGGAGGGCGCGGCGTACACCGAGTCCGACCCGACGTTCGGCACGATGCAGCTCTCCGCCTACAAGGCGACGCACATCGCGCAGGTCTCCGAGGAGCTCCTCCAGGACTCGCAGTTCGACATCGCCGGGCTCCTCACGCGCGTCCTCGGCCGCAACCTCGGCGTGCTCGAGAACACCGCGTTCGTCGTCGGGTCGGGCTCGTCCCAGCCGACCGGCATCTGCACCTCGGCGACCACGGTCGGCAAGACCGGCACGACCGGCCAGACCACGAGCGTCACGGCGGACGACCTCGTCGACGTCGAGTTCTCGATCCTCCCGTCCTACCGCGCCAACGCGTCCTGGACGATGAAGGACGCCACGCGCGCCGCGATCCGCAAGCTGCGGACCGGCGTCTCCGGCGACCTGACCTACCTCTGGCAGGCCGGCCTCGCCGCCGGCTCGCCCGACCTGCTCCTCAACTACCCGGTCTACTCGGACCCGGACGCGCCCACGATGGCCGCCAACGCGTACTCGATCGCGTTCGGCGACCACACGGCCTACTGGATCCGCGTCGCCGGCTCGCTCGGCATCCAGCGCCTCAACGAGCTCTACGCGGGCACCGGCCAGGTCGGCTTCCGCGTCTGGGAGCGCGTCGACGGCAAGCTCGCCGACGCCCAGGCGATCAAGACGTACCGCAACAGCGCGACGTGATCGCGCAGGAGCCCCGCTCGCCGGAGGCGGCGAGCGGGGCTCCGCCCTGCCCGAAGGAGCCCACCTCGTGAAGATCAGGATCATCGTCCCGATGGCCGGCACCGACCCGGAGACCGGCGAGCCGTTCTCCTGGGGCGGCGACGACATCGTCGACGTGCCCGACGACACCGCCGTCGCGCTCTGCACCCTCCCCGAGGACGCGCCGCGCGCCGCGT